TAATATTAAATGTTTCGGTATTTGTTGTAAATTTTCAAATACATCAAACTCATATCGACAATCCATAAATTTATTCTTTTTATATATAGCGAACCCATTAAATGCCGAATGACAATCTAATAATTTATCTTTATTCATATTTGATAATTTATTCGTAATATAATTATACATTATTAATGGAACTTCCCGCGAACCAAATTGTACTGTCGGGTTATTCTCCCAATGCCAACAACTGAAAACATATTTATCTATCGATAATGCCCATATATCGTAATATTGCCTTCGATTAAAAGATAATGAATCCCATTGATATTTATCATTCAGCATATATTCTTTGAGAACCTCTATATTCATTTTTCCGGCATTTACCTCATCGAAATCCATCATTATAAAATATTCGTATTGTGGGTTGTTCTCCGATTTTATATAATTTATGATCGAATTTCTGGCATTACTTATATTTTCGGTTCTATATTTCGATAATGGTTTATAATTTCTTATGATTTCTAATTTGGGAAAGGTTGTTTTTAAAGTGAGTAATGTCTCGTATGATCTATCGTGTGATTCATCATATGCTATGATTATTTTATAATCATTGAATAAGTCTATTATTTTACGTATGTTTTCGAAAACTTTCGATAAATATTGTTCGCAATTTCTTACACAACCACATATATAAATATTATGGTTGTTTGTATTCGTTTTTGTATTTATAGCGGTTGTTTTTGGTTTTTCTAATAAAAATCCTTTTTTCATTTTATTACTTTATGATTACATCTTTATGTCTTTATGGAATCATAATACTGAATTTTTATTTACCACTATTTCTTTGAGAACATTTCGTTTTATTTTTTCAAAGAACTTTTCATCTTCTTCGTTCGTACTACCTCCTAATGCTGCCCTATAATATTTTCGGAAATCTATATTATCTGGTGTATCTAAATTGATACAATCCGGATGTTCATCTTTCCATTTAGTGAGTTGTTGTAAATTCTTATTCGCTATTTGATTTACTACTTTTTTGAATTTGGTCTTTTTATCATCCTCTTTTTCCCATACATTATCATTTTTTATATAAAGCGTTTCTCGTTTAGCATCCGTGCAATGCATCGGTCGTTTTGTAGTATCTACTCCACTCAAATTATTAATGATAATTTGTGTGATTCCTTCGATGAATCCAACTTTACCTGTGTTCTCGAAATCTTTTGTTGTTAATTGAAGCGAATTTATAAAATCTGTAATATTCATTGCATCTTTACACGTTTCGTTCAAGAATACTTGAAGATTGAATTGATTATTCGTAGTATTATTCGTAGTATTATTTGTCGTATTATTCACAGTGGATGGATTTTGTGATAATTCCACTATCTTATTATGCGATTCCAATAAACAATTCTGTAATTCCTTATTCTGTTTCATTAAATCCATGAATAATTCGACAGTCATGATTGGTGATTTTGGTTCAGGTTCTCGAAATTCATTTATAAATTCGGTTTTGTTTTCGAGAACCTGACATTGTTTCTTATGTTTCCATAAACCACTCTTATTTACAAAATTTTTATTACAATTCGTACAATGATAATCATTTATCGTAACAGTGTTTTTGTTTATATTGCGAAGATGTTTCATCGTTGTTTCGTGTTTATCAAATTCTCCCTTCTTCAATGTAGTGTAATTACAAGCATCGCAATGATAATTTTGCGAGTTTTTTGGAGATTTTTCGGTTTCCGTTGCGTTTCCTTTATGTTTTATGGTGTTTGTATGATTTTCGTAATCGTTTTTTCGTGACGTAGAATAGTCACATTTTTCACAATAATAATGTTGCGAGATTTTTCGAGATTTTTTGGTTTCCATTTCACTAAATTATGGAAACAAAAAAATCTCGCAACTTTTTACGAAAAAAAGTTATGCAAACAACATTTTCTATGAAAAAACAGAATTTACTGCATTATGCTTTGAAATGGATTTTTCGATTTTTTCCAAAATTCTTTAAAAGGATTTCTGAAAATTGGACATTTATAAATGTCCTTTTTTACAAAACCCTCCCGACTTTTTTTTGGGAATTTTTTTCGAGTATGATAGAACTTTTTATCAAATATGGATATATTTTTATACTACTAGAATGTAGAGGGGGTCGATAATTTGATGTAAAAGTATTTGTTATAATTCATATAAAACTATTGAATTATATGAATGAGTGTGGGGGGATTAATTGAATTTGACCACGATTTTGACCGTTTCTTTTTTGATACATTTACAGGCCGATATGGATAATTCTTGACGTTTCTTACGTGTTTTACTATTATCGACCGATGGTTCATTTGATTCGGAGATATTATCGGGAGAAGGTTTTCGTTTGGAAGTACTATTACGGTTATTCATATCGTTCTCGATATCCTTATAATTTTCTTCGATATATTGGACGATTTTGTTTTCGATGGCCCACTTAAAGAAATTCAGTTGTCCGATCGTGGTTTCCATAAAATTATTATTATCATAAGGAATACTGATACGTTCCCAACGACAAAAGGGGTCGAAACGGCGTTTTGAATACGCTTTTAATTTTAATTTATAATCATTATATACTTTGAATCGATAAGTTTCTGGAGAACCTTCTTTGATTTGTTGTTCATAAACAGTATAATATTTTTTGGCGAAATTGGTAACGAACCAATCGACAATACGTAGAGATATCTTGGATTCACCATTTATAATAGACATCATATTATGTAGATTTTCACGATTATTATAAAAATCCATCAAATTTTTCATTAATAATTCATTTTGGGTATGAAGATTATTGGAACAATAAAGAGACATTATGTAGATATACTCATCGAATTTTTTATGTTTTTTTATAAATATAATATATATTTTGAGAACCTACCGTTTTTGTAAAATACACTTATAAAATTGTAGTACAAATGGTGAATGGTGTGACGTGAATATTTTTTTTTTAGAAATAAAATGTATAATGATAATATATAATGTGCAGACCAATTATAAAGAGATTTTTTGATCAACAAGGACATTTTGATGTATTTGATGCCGATATAAAATTGGCCAAAACTACAATGAATCATGTCTATGTAAATATATATACGAACGCCGAAGGCACTGCATATGCAAGTGATAATCTCGGTAACCCAATCGAAAATCGTCTGGTGTATTATACTCGATATACTCTTCCCTATACCGATGCTGCGAATAATCCGGTAGTCGGTAAAATGAGAATCTATTTTGTTGGTAATGATTATTTTGAAGTGGGAAATGATAACGAAACTGGATATTGGTATTCAATTCAGGGTTTAACGCCATATGCTGTAAATCAATTGACATAATAACTTAATATGTTGTGAAAAAATGAAATAAAGATAAACGATTAATTTATGTAAAATGCGAGTAAAACTAAGTACCAAATATCAAGAAGAACGTGAGGATATATGTAAGCGATTGATAAAAATCTTGGAATTGAAGGAGGATAATACATTTTTACTAAGTGATTTGGATAATAATATCGAAAAACAAAATGTCATATTGAATATGAAAGAAGAAATACAGAAACATTTTGCGTGTTCGACCATATCGAGTTTCAAACCCAATTTTAATTGTAAGAGGCCGTATTTGAATATCGTTCGTAGTATATTACGTAAGCAGGGATATGAATTTAAAGGTGATGATATATTGATGAAACAAGGAGATGGGACATATAGAAGAACCATAAAATATAGGATAGGTATGAAGAATAATGAAAATACTGTATGAATATGTAAAATATAAAGAACATAAAAAATACATATTATGATAAATAATAATATGTATCCATTAAGAATATATTATGCAGTATGTTTGCCGTATATTCTACCGATTACTACTTTGATAGGGTTATATTCGGGTGTTCGTGAAATCGACTATTTGGTAGAACGTAGAGTACCATTAGACCAAAATATGTTTCTTAAGCACGCTATGGGGAATTATGCATTTGGTATGATTACCGGTCTTACGTATCCCATTAGCTTACCTTTGATTACTGGTCATTATATGTATTCGACATATAAAGAACGGTGTAAATAGAAAATGGTGGAGGGTTGCCTTTTACATATCTCTTGCAAACAGCATATATTTACCATTTCTATGTGGCCCTCTTACCTCATATTCAGTTTCAGCATCGTGACGATAATATGCATCATCTGTATCAAGCCACTGAACGAATCTCCAATCGCCACCACCACGCATTTTATGAGAACGTTTTTTGATGGTTTTTCTAACTTTTCTACTTTTTCTACTTTTTTGTTTTTTACCGGTTTTCATATATATAATATCAAGAAAATATTCGCTAAACTCAATAATTATTAAATTTTGAAATCTGGTTATTAATAAACTACTTAAAGTTTTTTTATAAATAAGAATGAAGATGAATGACTTTCTTTATTTATATATTCAATTTGCTATCTATATGATATCGACGGTAGTAATAGGTAGATTCTTAGTATTACATTCTTCACTCATAGAAGCGAATCGAAAAAAAATTATAAAAATAATGAAAATTGCAGTAGATAATCATAAACAATTACAAAACCAAATAGATATGTTATTTTGTTCCAATAGAGATATTATAACGGTGTATGATAATAAAATGAAAGATGTTATCAATTATCAAGAAAAACTAGCGGATAAATTACATACGAATATATTGAATTTACAGGAAATGATTGGAAAGACAAATTGTGAAACTGTTCATATAACTGAAAAAATTCATATTACAAAGGATGAAATCGAAGAAAAAATATCAAATATCATACAAATGCAACAAAGAATGGTTGTGTATATAGAAAATAATATCAATGAACTCAAAACACATTGCTATAAAAGAATTGATAATGTGTGAGGGTTTGGGATTAATAATTAATATAAATTATTTTTATGAATTTAAATTAATTTGATAATATTATGACCATAAATGCAGTCAAAAAATTTAATTTGAGTAAGCAACACCAGCCATACCGGACATCACACGTAAGACGTTATAATTGACGGCATATACTCTGACCTTTGATGTAGCAGTACCAGCGACGGCACCAGATGATAAAACCAATTGTAAAACGGCGTTATCAATTCTGGAGAAGTTGCACGAACCACTTGGTTGATGCTCTTCAGGTCTCAATGCAAATGAGTAAACATTGATACCAGTATCAGGGGCACGGGTGTGATGTTGGAATGGTTGGACAACATCGAAGTATGAGCCTTCACGTTCAGAGAAACGATCTTGGCCGTTAAGTTGTAATTTAGCAGTTACAACTGGGTTTTCGCCCCAACAGTGCATATCTAAGGCGGTTTCGGCTAATACGAATGTACCAGCATCGGATAAACCGGATGCAAGGTTATTGATACTGTTAGCATTAAAAACACCTCCTTGATTTAAAACGGCAAGACTGCCTGAAACATCAGTTGCGCCTGCAAGTTCGAAAAGACCACTGGTGGTGATGAATCCGTTAGCACCTTGAGTTGCATCTGAACCACCGAATGCGTGGATAGCATTTGGTAAAGCATCAATGGCATCAGTGTAGTTGAATGGTTGAGCACCTAATGTCTTGAATAAGACGGTACCTGCTTCAAGGGATGAGCAGTAATCAACGTTGGCATCAGGTTGAACAACCCAGACTAATTCCTTGCAAGGATGGTTGAAGTTTAACTTGATCTTGTTACTTGAACTACCGACTGATTCATCACCGGTAAATTGAAGCTGTTCGATAAGGTATTCGTGAGGGTTTTGGGCCATTTTGCGGCGTTCATCAGTATCAAGGAAGATATAATCAACGTATAAAGATGCAGCAACAAGGGATTGTTGGTAGGCAGATGATACGGAGATAGTGGCACCATCTTGGGATGGGGCAAGGGTTTGGACAGCCCATAAGCATTCACCGATTGGGCGGAAGTCAATGTTGATTTTAACATCGTGGTATTGTAAAGCGATCAATGGTAAAGCAAGACCTGGGTTTCTGCAGAACCAGAATTGAAGAGGAACATATAATGTTGTTTCAGGAAGAGCTTTGCGAGGAGCACATACTTGGGATGGACCACCAGCAGAAGCACAAGGACCTGACACTTCAGCGAAATTTGGGTCACAGATGTATGTTAATTGGGTTGTGTTACCAATCATTTTGAAGTAACCGCGTTGTTGTTCAGCAGATAGGGTCATTTGGTTCCAGATGTGCATCCAGTCACCGTATTGACGGTCAATTCTTTGACCACCAATTTCAACTTCGACTTGGGCAATCAATTGCTCACCTGGGAAATCTAACCAACGAGCATATACATCACTACCAGATGCAGCCATCGATTGGTTGATTTCTGGTAAGGTGACTTGTAAGTATGTGCGGTAAGCCAAATCACCATTTCTGGAGATTGAGCAGGTTACACGACGACCGAAGTCAGCTTGGCCAGAGAAGGTTTGTTCAATGGATTCCATTGCGAAGTTTGTGTGTCTGCGGTATGACACTTTCCAGAAAGTGATTTCTGGGGTTCCTGTAAGGAAAACGTCTTGTGCGCCGTAGGCGACTAGTTGCATTAGTGCTCCTCCCATGGTTGCTGTTTTATATATACTTCTCAAAGAAAATAATTTTGTGATTTTCCTAAATAAATTAAAAAAATAGAAAAAATACAGCATTTTGCCTACATTTAATTCAAAATAAATTCTTTTTAATTTTTTATAAATATCATAAAAAGGAGGTAATTTTAATTCAATTTAATTATCGATTTTTGAATAGAATGTAGAAGGTGGAAATGGAAATGTT